TGGTCATGTCTATGATTAACTCATAGATAATCGCGACCGCGAAGGGGCACACGGCGCCTAGATCATCTCCGACCAAAGCTACCAGCTCATGAAATTTCCAATTACTTGGGAATCTAAAAGCGTGGAAGTTTGGTCGAGCCACGAAGGAGCATACAAGCTCCCGTAACTCCTGCATTCGTGGTTCCAACTCAGAGCGATTACATCGCTTAAGTAGGAACTTCGCACGTCGACGGAACGGTGACCACGTCCACAGTGACCACGCCACCCGTATAGCTGTAAGGTTATACAGGTTGAGGTGTGTCCAGGACGGTACGGTCCCCATCAAATTTCCACAAGTTGTGGTGACACAACCACCGCACACTCTCTTCCCTTCGTTATCAAACGGCGGGTGAGTGTGGGTGATTCTCTTACCGTAATGTAGCAGCTGAGCGCCGGAAAGGGATCGCCAGGCGATCCAGTTCGGGCACTCTCGCTGCTCCGGTTCGAGAGATGTTTCGAGGCCGTTATTGATGGCCTCCGTCACCGCGAATGGGAAGCGGTCGGTTGCAGACTTAAGGTCACTCGATAAGAGGACCCAGTCTCCCAGCTCCGGATACTCGTTTACACGAATCTCCGGGATCTGCTTGAACCACTTGACCACGCCATCCTCAATTAACCCCCATCTAGTAGGGGTAGACATGAGGACGCGACGGTACACAACGGTTCGCACCGCTTGAGCTAGGGCATTGAGAGAGGCAGGACCCGCAGTCACAACGCGTGTTTTAAAGCCGCCCCTGTCGGGGACGGCGGACACGATGTGAGTCGGGAGTCTGGGGTTATCCCAGCTTTCCTCCTCATCCCAAGGTGCGGTGGCCCTCCGTAAAGGAGGATCACTGCCCCCACAGCTTATCCATTCACAAACCTTGTGGAAGCGCGATTGTACCAGCGGCACCTCCCAAGGGAGGCCTACGATACTCTGCGCAGTTCGCGAGAACTGCGCGGAGGGTTGAGGCCCCAACGACGTCTCGTCCATCGGACACCAGGTATCTGGGAAGAAGGACCAAAGACGTTGTCGGAGGAACGCCGCGGCTCCACCATCCTTTCTGGAAAGCTCATAACAAGCTGATGAGGAAAGGGAAATGAGGGGATGTTCTATCCCTCGGAGCCGACCCTGGCTCACTTTGGAGGCCACAGAGAAGAAAGCAGGAAGTAATTCTTGCCGAATCTCGGGATTCTCCAGTGAGAGAGCTTTATGCTCTTCAATCGCGCGCGCAGCGGCTTCCTGATTGCCGGGAGGGAGAGCTCGCGACAGGCGGCTGAGCCTCAGAAGTGAATTCTGGGAAGAAGCCTTTCCTGTCAGTGAGCCCCCAAACAGTGTGGATGGTTTAAACCGCCCTTCACTGTCGGCAAACGGGAAGCGAAGGAGAGGCGCAGGCGGGTCGTAAAGCTGTTGACCAGCTAGGTACCTAGACCATGCGCACATCCCCTTCAAGCGCTCTGCCACGTAAAGCTCTCCTGAGCCTAGGAAGCTGCGGACTGTCCATACATAAAGTTGGACAAGTCGACGCATAGCGACCAAATTGGCCCAGTTAGGCTGCAGCCCATATTGGGCCGCAGGCCAGAGAGCAACGAAGGCGGTTCCCAATCCATTAAGGATCTGGGAGAGACGCTTGCGCTGCTTGATGTTCCCCACATGAGGTATACTCATGAAGGGGTATCCCGTCTTACCGTGCGAATACACGAAAGAAGCAGGAGTTAAAACCAACGCCTGGGCGCTGGGTTGCGGTTTGGAAGGCCTCCGGATATAAAATCCAAGGTAGCTTCCAGCCCGACTTAGGACCTGGGAATCGACTATGGGTATCGCTAATGAATAACTTAAGTTGTTCATGGTTGTACCCTCTCCTCCC